AATGGGGGAGTCCTCTAAATAGATGTACACAACTATGCACGAGGGATGCAATAGAGTCTATATAGTTATGTGTTATGTGATTTGTGTTCCCTACAGGTATACCTTTACCCCTGGAAACTTAGTAATAAGTATATCATACTTTCTTAAAACTCGCAATAGTATTTTTTTCTTTTTTATAAACACATTATAGTGTATAATACAATAATGAAAAAGCAACCTAAACATTTATTGTATGCTCATTTAGATGATTCAGGTCTCAGAGACTTAATTAAAGAGACGGCAGCCACCAGAAAAAAGGTAAACGCAGGTAGAGACTTAATTGAGATGAGACGTGAGTACATGAGAAGAGTTGAAGAGAGGAGATTTAAGATGACAGAGAAGAAAGCTAAGAAGTTACCTGAAGGACAAAAGGTGCAGATGCTAAAGAATGCACAACAGAAGTATCAGAACTTTGCAAAGAACACATTACCTAGTGGACTATCAGCTATGCAAGAGAAGTTCTGTTTAGAATACACAGCTACAGGTGACGTATTAAGTGCGTATCGTTCAGCAGGTTATAAAGATTTAAATAATGATGCAAAGACTCGTGCTGAAGCTAAACGATTATTAAAGAATGATAAGATTGAAGAAAGATGTAATCAAATAAGACTGGACGCAATGAAGGACGTAAGTCTTAATATTAATGAAGTTGTAAAAAAGTTTATGAAAGTTTATGAAAGAGGTATGGAAGAAAATGATTTAACTAACTCTAATAGAGCAATGGAGTTTATTGGTAAACATCTAGGTATGTTAATTGAACGTCAAGAAATTAAACAGGACATTACAACTAAATCACCTGAAGAATTAGAACGTGAGATAAAACATTATGAAAATGTCGTTAAACTTGAAAAGATTAATAAATAAAGTTATTAAATATTTTTATTATATATCTCTAGCTTTTTTAATTAGTTGGATTTTATATATGTTTTCTATGGCAGGATGGAATACATTTTGTAAAGGATGTCCAGTTAAGTGGTACACAACAAATGTTCAACCATATATACCTAGACCTGAACCTAAACCTGAACCACCTATTATAGAAGATGATGAAGACTGGGAAGATTCAGAATGGGAATAAAAATAATTAAGGGGACTACATATTGGTTTATACCTTCAAACTTTGAACGAAGAATAAAACCAAGAGAATATAAATCACCTGTTGTTTCATGGACAAGTAAAATATCAAATGCTACAAGTAAACGAAAACTTAATTAAACTAAGAGAGTTATACTTTCAAAAAGCAGTAATACAATCTAAAGATAGCTTTTTACATTTCATAGCTATGTTTGCACCTACCCTTGTACCTGATTGGATAATGGGTAGACATATACATCTTATAGCTGATAGATTACAAAAAGTTGAAAGTGGAGAAATAAAAAGACTGATGGTGTTTCTTCCACCACGTTCTTCCAAGTCAGTAATATGTTCCAAGTTATTTCCTGCGTGGTACGTAGGTAGACATCCACAACATGAGATATTAACTGTATCACACTCAGACCAATTAGCTTCAGACTTTGGTAGAAGTGTAAGAGACTTAGTAAACTTTGATTTATTTAATACAGTATTTCCAGATGTAACATTACGTAGTGATGTACGAGCTGCAGGTAAATGGAAAACAAATCAAGGTGGAACTTATTATGCAGCAGGTGTTCGTAGTCAGATTGCAGGTCGTGGTGCCCATGTGGCAATACTAGATGACGTAATGTCTGAAGAAGACTCCTTTAGTGAAACAGGTAGACGATATGTAAAGGAATGGTACCCTTCAGGTTTACGTACACGTATTATGCCTAATGGTTCAATTGTAATTATTAATACACGTTATCATGAGGACGATTTATGTGGATGGTTATTGAGACAAGAATCACAAATAGAATTAGAAAATAAATGGGAAGTAATAAAGATACCTGCATGGGTAGACGAATCTTCAAGTAAAATGCTGGACCTACCAATAGGTTCAAGTTATTTTCCTGAGTGGAAGCCTACTAAAATACTCAAGAATGATGAAGAAGAAATAAAGGCAAGTAATGGCTCACGATATTGGGAGTCTCTTTATATGCAGAATCCTGTGCCTGATTCAGGTGGTATAATTAAAAAGAAATGGATTCAGTGGTGGGAGTATGATGAGCCACCTGCATGTGACTATATAATACAAACATATGATACTGCATTCTCTACAAAGACTACAGCAGACTTTAGTGTAATACAAACCTGGGGTATCTTTGAACATATGGAGACTGATTCAACAGGAAGAGAGAACTGGGTATCTAACTTAATACTATTAGGAAATGAAAAAGGTAGATTTGATTATCCAGCATTAAGAATGAAAGCACAAGAGTTATATGATTATCATAAACCTGATGTGTGTATCATTGAAAAGAAAGCAAGTGGACAATCATTAATACAAGATTTAAGACGTGCAGGTTTACCTGTACTTGATTATATTCCTGATAGAGATAAGACTGCTAGAGTGTACGCAGCAACACCAATGATGGAAGCAGGACGTGTATGGTTGCCTAAAGGTCATGATTGGAGTGATGACTTATATAGTGAAGCAATTACATTTCCAAATGCACGACATGATGACCAAGTAGATGCAATGACTATGGCAATACACTACATGAAAGAATCATGGAATTTAACTCATCCAGATGACCCTGATTATGAAGAAGGTTATGAAAGAAAAAAAAGGGTTGCATACTGGAAGTTTTAAGTATATAATATTAGAATAATAACTGTGAAAGAAAATTTATGCCAACTGAAAAAAATCCTTTTGATAAGATAAGTTCTAATACTGAGAATGAAGTAGAAGAAATAGAAACAGAGAATCAAGAAATACTTCCTGATGAAAGTGTAGCTATGATGGAAGATGGTTCAGCAGTAGTTGACCTAATGGGTAATCCTGCTATTATGCCTGAAGAAGGTATGCCAGGTGGACATTATGATAATTTAGTTCCAACTCTTGAGGAAGAACAGCTACAAGAGATTGGTGCTGAAGTATATGAAAAGTATCAATCAGATAAAGAATCAAGACAAGAATGGGAAGAAACTTTTCAAAGAGGTTTTGATTTACTAGGACTAAAACTAAAAGAAACTTCAGAACCATTTGAAGGTGCATGTACTGCAGTTCATCCACTCTTAATAGAGTCAGCAGTGAAGTTTCAATCTAAAGCTTCTCAGGAATTATTTCCTGCAGGTGGACCAGTTATGGCTCAGATAATTGGAACTGAGACTGAACAAAAACAACAACAAGCATCTCGTGTAAAACAGTTTATGAATTATCAATTAACTGATATGATGCCTGAATACTTTCATGAGTTTGAAAGAATGTTGTTTCACTTACCTATTATTGGTTCAGCATTTAAAAAAATTTATTATGATTCATCATTAGACAGACCATGTTCAGAGTTTGTTCCTATTGACCAGTTCTATGTGTCTTATCATGCTTCAGATTTAATGAAGGCAGATAGATATACACATGTTATATTACGTAATCCAAATGACTTAGCTAAAGAAATTGATGCAGGTGTTTACGAAGATTTAGATTTACCTGAAGCACAACCAATTGAGCAAACGTCAATGTCAATGAAAGTTGACGAAATTATGGGTACAGCTATACCTGCTGACTCTGACCCTCAGTACGTTTTATTAGAACAACATTGTTATTTAGATTTAGATGACAGTGGTATTGGTTTACCTTATATTGTTACAGTTGAAGAAAGTTCACAAAAAGTTTTATCTATTAGAAGAAACTATAATGAAGATGACCCTACCAAACAAAAGAAAATGTTCTTTACACATTATAAGTTTGTTCCAGGTTTTGGTTTCTATGGTTTAGGTTTAATACATTTCTTAGGTAATCTTACAATGACTGCAACTGCAGCTATGAGAAACTTAGTTGACTCAGGACAGTTTGCAACATTACCTGCAGGATTTAAAGCTAAAGGTGTTAAAGTTGTAGGTGATAATGAGCCTCTATCTCCTGGTGAGTTTAGAGATGTAGAAGCTACAGGTGTAGATTTAGCTAGAGCAATTGTACCTTTACCTTATAAAGAACCTTCTAATACTTTATATCAGATGTTAGGTTTTGTCGCAGGTGCAGGACAAAAGTTTGCTGATAGTACAGAACAAGTAATTAATGATTCAACTAACTATGGTCCAGTTGGAACAACTATGGCATTGTTAGAAGCTTCAAGTAAATTTTTTAGTGCAATACATAAACGATTACATTATTCACAAAAAGAAGAATTTAAAATATTAGCAAGAATAAACTTTGAGTCATTACCTGACTCATATCCATACGAGGTTCCTGGTGCAAGTCCAACCATATTAAAGATGGACTTTGATGGTAAGATAGATGTCATTCCTGTAAGTGACCCTAACATACCTTCAAGTGCTCATAGATTAATGCTTTCACAGTTGGCTCTTCAGTTAGCCAGTCAAGCACCACCAGGAACTTATAATATACAGGCATTGCATAGAACAATATTACAAGCTGCAAATATGCCTAACTTGGAAGCTATACTTCCACCACAAATACAACCACAGGCACTTGACCCTGTGTCAGATATACAAGCAGCAGTAAAAGGTATGCCAATAGCTGCCTTTCCTGGACAAGACCATATGGCACACATAACAGTTAAGTCTTCATATTTAACTGACCCAATGAATGGTGGTAGTCCTATTATGCAGAAAGTACAACCAGTGCTTGAAGCAAATATAAAAGAACATATGATTATGAGATACCAAGAACAAATTAATGGGATGGTATCAGGAGTAGCTACTGACCCTGCAACATTACAACAAGTTCAGGCTCAAGCTGCACAACAGATTTCACAAGCCAACCAAGTAATGGGTAAAACGGAAACACCTGAACAACAAATGGTTGAGCTTGAGAAAAAGAGATTAGAGATTGAGTCTGAAAAACTTGGTCTTGAGGCTCTACAAGAAGCTGCAAACTTAGCTGTTAAACAAAGAGAACTAACTCTTAAAGAAGAAGACCAAGGTATTAAAGCTTTAAAAGATGGTGCTCAAATAGCAGTTAAAAGAACTGAAGGTGAAAAGAATCGTCAGTCTAAAATTGCAGGTCAAGCAATTAAAACTCTTGGTGACTTAGCTAAAGAAGAAATGAAAGGAGAAGACTAATGAGTGAAATAATTAAAGGTCCTAAACAAGGACAAGGTTATGGTGATTGGTCAAAGATACCTAGCACTGAATATTCAGTTCGTGCTAAAAAAGGTATACTTAGACAAGACCCACCTGATACTTATAAAGTTAAATAATAACTATGATACATAAAATTATTTCTGAGATTGAGAAGGAAT